CGTTGGTGTGGCGTAGGAGATAAAGTGGTATTTGGTATATTATAAAGTATTTTATGATATAATACATTTTTTAAGACGGGAAATGCTTGATTTTACGGCATTTCCCGTCTTTTTTGTTTCTAATTTGTTACTGGTTCAGCGTAAAAAATATTATTTTAACAGGGCAACGGTTTCCCGTAACTGTTCAATAGTCTTATGATTATATACCCTGTTTCCCACATCCTTTGACTTATGACCCATCAGCATATCAATACATTTTCTATTGCCTTTGGCGTTGTCAAGGTTGGTTTCAAAGGTGTGCCGTGCTTCATGTGGGGTCTTGTCTGCACCTATCTTTTCCATGACTTCACCCCAACACTTATAGTAATTTGCCTGACTGAACTTTTTGCCCTGATAGGTGAACAGATACTTGTTCCCTTCATCAACCAGTGCTTTCACAAATGGTTTGATACGGTCATGTATCGGAACAATACGGCATTTTCCGGCAGCGGTCTTGATTCCACCTTCAAAGTACCAGTCCTTGATGTTTACCTGTTCAGTTTTCATTCCCAACAATTCCTGTAATCTGAACCCCGTATATATGTAGATCAGCACGGTGTTGACCCAAGGGTCATCTTTTATTTTCCACAGCATATCAATCTGTTCAGGCGTGAACGGTTCACGGGTTGTTTCAGGTATCGGTGGGGCGGTAGTTATTTGTGAATACATTTTATCTATCAGGTCAATTTCAAATGCAAACCTGTCAAGGTGTCCGAACAAGTTCTTGATCGCCCATTGTGTAGAGTATGCACACCCGCAGTTGTCAATGCAGTCTTGCATCTGATAGGATTTCATTGACCTGTACTTCACACCGTAATATTTGGAACAGTGTTTGAACGCTGAACGCAAGGACTGCTGATTTGATTTTCCTAACCTTGGTAACTTGATTTCAGACCAACGCTGATAAAGTACAACCAAGGTCACCTTTTCCCGGTCAATGTCCCAAGGATTGTTGTTATATTCAGCTAATAGAATGTTGGCTTTTTCTTCTGATTCAGCGTAACCGATAGGGGTTTGTTTTGCGTGTCCCTGTTCGTCATATATGGTGACCTTGGCAAGCCACGGGCGTGATCGGTTACCCTTCAATTTGGTCACACATCCGTAACCGTTTGGGTTTCTTCTTCCCATGCATATCATTCCTTCCTGATTGAAATTTCAAGGAATGGATGATATAATTGTATCTGCATAGCCTATATCATCCTATTCCTTGGTATAGAGTTATTAGAACCCTGACCGCTGCAACGGTTGGGGTTCATTTTTGTTCAGTTAATTAGGGTCATCAAAATAATTCAAATTGTATGTGATATAGACTGAATCAAAAGTGTGCTTTTCAGAATCAAAATTATAAACTTCAAATTCTGCAACGGTATCTGACACTGGTGAAAACTTATAAGTAACACCCGTGTCAACAACTTTTCTTGCACTGTCCTTCACAGTGATATTGAACATTTTGAACACATTATCAAATTCTTTTTTTATTTCCCATGGTTCAGTTGCAAAACATCTGATTTTGACAACTGTATTTTCATACAAAATAAATTCTGCATACATTCCATCTAAGTCATAAGTGTAAAGCTGCATCTGAAATGTGCCTTTGGAATTTTCATTGTTCCAATCTTCTGTTGACTTTGGTTCACCAAGTAATTCAACCAACTGTTCAGATGAAATTCTTGAATAAGCATCTGCATCCAAGATGACGGGAATTTCTTCTGATGATGTTTCTTTTTTCTGAATGGGATTCTTTGAAATATCCTTCACAACCATAATCACGAAAATAACAACAATTACTAAAACAACAAGTTTAATGACTTTTTTCATAAATCTGACCTTCCTTTCTTTTTAACGGTTACGGTTACGGTTGATGTTCTTATTCTTATATTTTTACTTTTTTTATTTTATAATCTATGTATTGTTAAGTATTCTATATAAGAAAAGTTATGTGAAAGTGTAACAACCGTAACTTTACCGTAAAATCAACGCTTTAGAACCGTAACCCAAAGCGTAACCAACCGTAACTAAGTGAAACTTACATGGATAATGTTACCGTACTTATGGAAAATTATGCCATTTTTTGACCGTCCCTTTTTTCCTTGGCAGTATATTTTGGTAGTGCAACTGTATCATGCAATTCTTCCATGATCTTATTTTTACCAGTTTCATTCAACTTGGCAAACAGTTCAACCAGTTCATACGCACCTGAACCGTAACACTTTTCAAGCAGATCACACACCCTTTCTTTCTGTTCCAATTCTTCCCGGTTTACTTCCATAGGTACATCATGCCCCATAAGCCAAGCAACATTGACATTCAAGGCTTGTGCCAATTTATACAGGGCATCTTGCATTGGTTCATATTTTCCTGTTTTGTACTGGCTGATTTGTGCCTTATCAAGTCCTGACCTTTCCGCAACATCAACCTGTCTTAGTCCTCTGATGTTCATTGCTTCAATGAAGCGGTGCTGAAATGTATCAGGCATTAGTGAACACCCCTTTCTTATATATTATTGTTCATCCTCATTATAAAGCAAAGTTAAGACTTTTTCAATCAAACTTGAAAAAAAGTTAAGAAAACTTAAAAATAACTGTTGACATATTTTCCCACTGGTGATAAGATAAAGCCAAGTTAAGAGTTCTTAACTTACAGAAACAAGAAACTGTTAAGTGGAAGAATCAACCGCACGAGATGACACAGCACTTTGTTTCACAGGTCAGGAAGTTCCCCGACTTCCTGACTATTTCAAAAAGAACTGTTGCAGCAGTTCCGGGGAAAAGAACCAAGGAATAGGATTTCAGTTCTTTCAAAAAATTGTCTATTGTATGTTGGTCAACAGGTTTTGGCGGTTTTAATGTGAAACCCCGGCGGTTTGAACAGCACCGTTCAAAAAGTTCAATGATGTGTAACAGGTTTTCAGATTTTAATGTGAAATCTGATAAAGGAAAGACACCCCTGATTGTACTAAGGTGTGCTGACAATAGACAACTTTTTGAAGGAACTGGGAAAGGATAAAGGCAATGATTGATTTCATAAGAGATGCGGATTGCACCAAGGAAACGCCCGTCAGATTAGGTGTTCCTGATGCACCGATATATGGCAAGGGCATCAAATTGAAACCAAGGGTTGACGGTAGAACTGATTCAGAGCATTTCAAGAAAATCTATTTGCCGGAACTTTTACCACTTGAAGAATATGATCTGATAGTTGTTTTGATTTCCGGCGGTAAGGATTCAGTTGCTTGTTACCTAAAACTTCTTGAACTTGGTGTACCAAAAGAAAGAATAGAGTTTTGGCATCACGATATTGACGGCGGGCATCCTTCAAGGCGTATGGACTGGAAATGTACCCAAAACTATGTAAAAGCACTTGCAGATGCAGAGGGTATCAAGTTAAGGGTTTCATACAGGGTGAATGGTTTCTTTGGTGAATTGTATCGGATAGGCGCATCAGAACCCATTGAATGGATTGACCCTGATACTGGTGAAGTAAAGCAGTGCAAACTTTCAAGCAATTATCTGAAATGCAAAGAACTGAAAGAACAGGCAACAGAGGAAATGGAAGAACTTCTGAAAAAGTACGGTTATAGAATGAAGTTCCCCGCAAAAACTGGTGATCTGTCACGGCGTTGGTGTTCTGCATATCTGAAAATATGTGTTGCAGATACGGTTGTCAGTAATCTTGACCGCCTTGGTGAACTTGAAGAACTGGGTGGTAAAAGACATAAATTCCCCGCAAAAGGTGGTACACATTCAGGGCGTTGGTGTAGTGGTAACTTAAAAGCAGCGGTTCAGGATAGTGTGACAGCCAATCTTGAAGAAACCAAACGTGACAAGAAAATCTTGATTGTTTCAGGTGAACGCCGTGGTGAATCTGCCGGACGGTCAAAGTACAATGAAATGGAAATACACCGCACCAATGCAGAAGCCAAGGCACACAGAATTGTTCATCAATGGCGGTGCTGCATTGATTATTCTGAAAAGGATGTGTGGGAACTGCTGAAACGGCATCATATAAACCCACACCCATGTTACAGGATAGGTTGGAACAGATGCAGTTGTATGATGTGCATATTTTCAACACCCCGTTTATTTGCCGGGGTAAAAGAACTTTTTCCTGATGATTATGCAGCACTAAGGCATGATGAAGAAGTTCTTGGATTCACCCTTGATAACAAAAAGAACCTTGATGAATTTATAGGTGATACAAAGTCATGTGTCTGTTGGGATGACAGGAAAGCAATTCATTCAATACTTACTGGTGAGTTCACAACAGATGATATATACATAAATGATTGGAAATATCCCGTTGGTGCATTTCATGGTGCAGACGGTGGTTCATGTTAGAAAGAAGGTGATGAAATGAAGAAAATAGTTGCAGCATGGATTGAACAGATTCTTGAATTTCCAACCAAACTTGAATATCTTGCGTACATAGAAAGCCTGAAACAAGGCAAACCGCAGAAGTTCAAGGAAACATCATTTGAACAGTTGGAATCAGGGGTTGTTAGAATAACGATCAGGAAACAGTATAACAACAATGCGTTCCCTGATGATGAAAAGGAAGGTGAAGAAGGTGTTTGATTATTCAAAGTTAAGAGGAAAAATCAAGGAAGTGTTTGGAACGCAGGCAAAGTTTGCTAAAGCAATGGGAATGTCAACCGTGACATTATCTGCAAAATTGAACGGAACAGTTCAGTTCACTGCACCTGAAATGAACAAGGCGTGTGAAGTCCTTGGTGTTTCGGTGGAATTTATTCCACTATATTTTTTTACTGAAAAAGTTAAGACTTCTTAACTCGAAGAAAGGATAGGTGATAAATTATGAGATTCAGCGAAAAGTTGAAACAGGCTATGCAGCAGTTAGGAATCAATCAGGCACAGGTTGTTGGATTGACCGGGAAAAGTAAGGGGTCAATCAGTATGTACCTGAATGACAAGACCACACCGTCAGAACAGGTTCAAAGTGATATTGCAGTATCACTTGGACTTACCCCTGACTATTTTGAACAGGAAGAAACCCCGGTGACCTTCAAACCTTCCAAGTGTGAAGATGGCATCCCAACCTTGACGGTACATGAAGTTGCTAAGTTGATGCACAAACACACCAACACAATAGCACTTGGGTTACAACAGGGCGTTTTCCCTTGGGGGTATGCGATTCATACCAGTGAACACCGTTGGTCATATTTCATCAATGCAAAGCGTTTTGCAGAAATTGAAGGGGTGATCTGATGCCAAAGATTGAGTATAAAAGCATTAAGTTTCAGCAGAAAAGTCTTGAACTGATAAACCTTGTGAATCAGGTGGTTGAAGAATATCAGGCACAGGGATATGAACTGACACTTAGACAGGCATATTATCAGTTAGTTGCCCGTGGGTACATCCCCAACAATGAACGCAGTTATAAGAACATTGGAAATCTTATCAATGACGGTAGACTTGCCGGGTTGATTGACTGGCATAGCATCACAGACAGAACCCGCAACCTTAGAAGCAATAGTCACTGGGACAATCCGGCTGATGTGAT